GCTGAACGTAGCCACGGCGACTGCGAACGGCACGACATTGACCTACACAAACACGGGCGGCTCTGGATCATTTGCAGTCGGCGACTGGCTGCAAATCTCGACCTCGCTTTACAAGGTCGTGCAATCCAACTCGTCAACGAGCGTCGATCTTTTTCCGGCTCTACGCAAAAGCTACGCCGGCGGCACGTCCATTACCTACGCCAACGCCAAGGGCGTCTTCCGCCTCGCGTCACCGAGCACCGAGTGGGCCATCGGCGAGGCGAGCATTTACGGCGTGGGCTTTGCGATCATCGAGGACGTCGAGTCATGAGCATCACCACCGCCGGCCGGTCGCTCTCGGCCAACATGGTCACCGAGGTCAGCGCATCGCAGCTCTCGCCAATCCTGCTCGCGTCGTTCTCGTTCTCGACGCCGGTCCGTCTTTGGAGCGGCTACGGCACGATCACCGTCGGCGCCGTGACCTACCAAGGCATCGGAACGCTCGGCACAATCTCGCCGGTCGAAGAGACCACCGACCTTTCGGCGCGTGGAATCAACTTCCAACTCTCGGGAATTCCGAGCGCTTACGTCTCGCTTGCGCTCACGGAGAACTACCAAGGCAAAGCGTGCTCCGTGCTATTTGGCGCACTCGACGCGACCGGCGCAATCGTCGCCTCGCCGGTCACGATCTTCGCCGGCCGCATGGATGTCATGTCGGTCAACGATGACGGGCAAAACGCGACGATTATCATGAGCGCGGAAAACAAGCTCGTGGACTTTCGCCGGCCGCGCGAAACGCGATACACGCACGAAGAGCAGCAAAATCTTTACCCGGTCAGTCCGCCTGATCTTGGCTTGGAATTCGTGAACGCGATCCAAGAAAAACAAATCTATTGGGGCAACGCAAAGCTCGCGGCACCGGTCAACGAGGGCGGCGGCGAGACCGAGGTCACGTCCTACATGTGACCATGCCAGCACGCCGTGACAACTGGCCGAACCTGCTGGCGCAATTTATTGAGCAACGGCGCGAGCAGCCTTTCGCGTGGGGCGTAAACGATTGCTGCATCTTCGCGGCCGATTGGGTCCAGCTCTGCACCGGCGAGGATTACGCGAAGGCGTGGCGCGGTCGATACGTGTCAGGACTTGGCGCGGTGCGATTTCTGGACGAGGCCGGCGGCGTCGAGGCTTTGGTGGACGCGCTAGGGCTGCAACGAGTCGCGCCGCAGTTGGCCGGGCGCGGCGACATTGTGGCGCAGGAAGCCGGACACGGGATCACGCTCGGGATTTGTCTCGGAGCGACTACGGTTTATGTCGCGAAAAGCGGACTGATATTTGGTTCGCTGCAAAGCGTCGAGAGCGCTTGGAAATTCTAACATGGAAGCTATCGCATTAAAAATTGCCGAGTTTGCATTGGTCTCCGGCATTACTACTTCAGGCGCTATTGCCACCGCGATTGGATACACGGTTGCATTTGTTGCCGTTGTCGGCGCTTCAATGGCCGCGTCGAAACTGCTCGCGCCGAAAATGCCGAGCTTCTCGGATGCTTCACTGACAGACCGGTCGCAGATGGTTCGCAATCCCATTTCGGCGCGCCGGATGGTTTACGGCAGATGCCGGGTCAGCGGAACCATTGTTTACCTCAGCACGACGGGAGACAAGAATCAGTTCCTGCACATCGTTGTCACGCTCGCCGGCCACGAGATCCAAGCCATCGATGAAATCTATTTCAATGACGAGCTGGTTGAACTCGATCCGGTGCATACCAACGTGCCGACTGGTTTCTACAACGGCGTGGCGCGCATCAATAAGCATCTCGGCGAGACTTATCAAACGGTCGATGAAGACTTGAAATTCGACACCAAGGACCTAACGGATGGAAAATGGACGGATGACCATCGCCTGCTCGGCATCGCCTACCTCTACGTTCGCCTGACGTGGGACGCCGAGAAATTCCCGAGCGGCATTCCGAACATCAGCGCCGTGATTCGCGGCAAGAAGGTGCTCGATCCGCGCACGGGAAACACCGCCTACTCAGCCAACGCCGCGCTCTGCCTTCGCGACTACCTAACCGACACGTCGCTGGGCATGGGCATGACCGCAGCCGAGGTTGACGACACCGCGTTCGGCGTCGCCGCGACGATCTGCGAGGAACAGGTTCAAATCCTGCCCGTCTCGCCCGTCGTAAACGAAAACCGCTACGAGGCCAACGGCGTGATTGTGACGAGCGCCAGCCCAGACGAGAACATCGGCAAGCTCCTCTCGGCAATGGGTGGCCTGATCGCCTACACGGGCGGCCGCATCGTGCCTTACGCGTCCGCCTACCGCATCCCAACGGTGACGCTGACCGAGAAGCATTTCGTGGGACCGCTCAACGTGCAGACGCGGACAAGCGCACGCGACCGGGTCAACTCGGTGAAGGGCGTCTATGTCAGCGAGACGAACAACTGGCAGGTGACCGACTTCCCGACGATCAGCTCGGCCACGTACGTCACGGCGGACAATAACAACGTGTTCTTTCGCGACGTGGTCCTGCCGTTTACGACTTCGCCGAGCTGCGCGCAACGGCTTGCCGTTCTTGAACTGCGCCGCGCTCGCGAGGAAATCACGTTCTCGGCACGCTTCCGCCTCGAAGCAATGCAGGTCCGCGCCGGGGACACGGTGATGATTACCAACGAAAAACTCGGCTGGTCGTCGAAGGTCTTCGAGGTCATGGAGTGGAACTTTGCGAGCGACGGTACGCCGCCGCAGGTGTTCATTGACATGACGCTTCGCGAGACCGCGTCCTCGGTTTACTCGTGGAGCGTCTCGGACGAAATCGCCGTGCCGGACTCGCCGAACACGACGTTGCCAGATCCGTTCACGCTCGGCGCGCCAACGAACCTTTCGCTGACAGCGGACGGGACGACTCAACTCGTGCAGGCCGATGGCACGATCCTGCCGCGGATCCGCGTTGGCTGGACGCCACCGGCTGCGGAGTTTATTCAGTCGGGCGGCTCGGTCGTCATCGAATACAAGCCAAGCGCGAGCACGACCTACCTGACGTGGAACACAGTGGAGGGCGCACAGACCGAGGACTTCATTTCGTCTGACGTGAAGATCGGCACGAACTACAACGTGCGGATTTACGGCGAGAGCTATTTTGGGATTTCGACAAGCTATCTCAGCGGCTCAATCACCGTCGCAAAAGACACGACCGCACCGGCGATTCCGACCGGACTGAGCGCTGCCATCGGCACCGGCAAGGCCGTCTCGCTCGACTGGAACGACAACACCGAGCCGGACTTTTCGGAGTATGGCATTTATCGGAACGTCTCGGCAATCACGCCGGCCAACGCGAACACGGACAAGATCGCCGAGGTTCGCGCGTCGCGGTTCGTGGACACGGACGTAACCATTGGGACGACCTATTACTATTGGCTGACCGCTTACGATTCGGTTGAGAACGTCAGCGGCTTTACGAGCTACGTGCAGGCCACACCTTCGGTCATCACGGCTGGACCAATCGACCCGAGCGCGCCGGATCAGCCAAACGCTCCGACGCTGGTCAGCACGACGGTCTATCCTTCCACGGACGGCACAAGCTTTGCGCGAGTGTCGCTGACAGCGCCACCGTTGCCGACCAAGGCCGTTGCGCTCGATATCCTCTACCGGCGCACGGGCGCGAGCGATTTCCTAATCGGAAATCAAATCAACTCCGCGATTTCCTACGCCGTCACGATTGACGATTTAACCGTCGGCGAGGCTTACGAATTCGGCGCACGCGGCATTTCTTTCTCGGGTGCGTTGTCGCTTGTGTCGCCGCTGCTCAGTCTGACAGCGCCGAGCAACACGATCCTGCCGACGGCACCGACGGCTTCATTTATCGACGGGCAATTTGCACCGCCAGTTTCGCAAGGGAAAATTCCGATGTTTGCGGTTGGCATGACGATCACTGCCTCAGCGAGCACAGACATTGCGCGAGTGCAGGCAAAGGTGGCCTTGACCAACGATCCAACCGACGGTTCGTCGTGGTATGCGGACGGAAACAACAGTGTATTCGACCAAGCAATGCCGGCGAATGGCAGCGTGCGAGTGG